TGCTCTGATTTCATGTACCACAAGTATCCTGTAGCACCATTTTCAGTAGTAACTTCAACCCATCCTACTTGAGCCATATCAGAACCAGACACAGTGTAAGTATCCTTAATGATAATTGGTTTAACATCAAAGAATAAATCTTCAGCTTCTAGAGATCCAACCATTCCAGTATCACCTTTTCTAAATTCGGAACCGTAAACAAATACAGTTACAAGTTCAGTAGTTTGAGTAAATGGAGAACCAGATGCATTGTAAAATTTAACAGTAAATGTAGATCCGTTTGTAGCTACAGCACTAATAACACCTTTGGCAGAGTTTGCAGCTACGGTTTGAGATGAAATAAATACTGTTTGATTTACTCTAAAGTTACATACAGTAGCAGGGACTGTAGTTGGCATTGTAAATACAGCTGTATCAGTTCCAGCAGGATCTGTAGGAATGACATTTGTGTATTTTGTATGCAAACGACCTTGCTCTGCCCATTTAATCATGTCAGAGTTTGTAGGAAGTTCAGCACCAACCATACGCAAGAAGGATGCGATTGATCTGTTTCCATAACGCTCAAATTCTTGCTCATAAGTATCAGGAAGATACTGATTCAAGAAGTTAAAGTTTGTAATATAGTTTGTAGGCAATGTTGCCTTAACCGAGCTAGGTGTAATTAATGCACCTGGGCTTACGGGTTGTAATGTACCAGCCATTTTTTAAAAGTTTAAAAGTTTAACGTTTTTTAATTACTAATCTACTTCCTCTGTCTGGATCAATTACTCTAATCTTCATACCCTCACTTGGAGTTACCTGTGTAGCCTGTCGAGTCATATCAATATTTTTAGACTCTTTAGCAACACTACCTACCGCATCTGCCATTCCTTTTTCATAGAAAAATTTAGCAAACTTATCTGGGTTTTTAGCTATAGCAATTGAACGATGGAATGCTTCAGCATCTGCAAGGTAACCATTGTCATCGAGAAATTGTGAAACAAAGTTTCTCAAATCGTTTTGTTCTTGCAATAAAGCTTTTGGATCTCCAGGTTTATAAACCAACTTCTTGTTTTCATCTAAATTAAATTTGAAACCTTCAAAATTATTAGAGAAAAGTTCTTGAGTTTTTTTAGAGAAGTACTCAGCTTTCTTTCTGCCGTCTTCTTCCGCAGACTTTGAGGAATCTTTATATCTCTTGTAAGCATCATACTCTTCTTTATCTTCCTGTTGAACAAACGATTCCCTTGACTCAAGTGGAACTTTGTACTGCTCTTTTAGGTCGTTAAAGTATTTCTTAGCTTTTGAGAGCTCTTTTTTCTTTGCTAATTTTTTCTTTTTGATTTCTTTTTCATCATCAAAATCCTCATCGTAACTAAACTTTTCAGATACATCGAACCGAATATCTTCTGGTTCTAATTCTGGGTTTTGTTCTCGATGATATTCAAAAAGCAAAGACTCCTCGTCCATTTCATCGTAGTTCTTATTCAATTGAATAAAATCTTCGATTCCACGTCCTGTTTCTTTTTTATACTTTAGAAACGCAGAGACATCTTCTGGTAAATCCTCATTCTGTTGTCTCTGTTCAAATAACTCATCTAAGTTATTTATGTCTCTATTGTATCTTTTACCAATATATGAAAGAACTTTATTATCATCAATATCGTCAACAATTGTTGGCGAATTATCTTCAGTAATAATTGTCTCTACAGTGTCGGGAACAGATGTTGTTTCTACTGTATCCGATGTTTCACTAGTAGCGTCTGTAGATTCTTCATGTTGTTTTAGTAGTTGTTCTTCTACCTCAGCAACTGATTTTTCTTCAAAGTCTACCGCTCTTACTTTTATTTCTCCTTCCATTTTTATTTAATTTAATTTTTACAAAGTTAATAAATATTATATTACTCGTTTTCGTAAAACATTGCTTGAGAGTCTTCTGTGTTCCATTTCTCATATCCTTCTGAATTAAAGTATTCAGTATTTACCATATAGTCTGGTTTTTCAGGGAATGGTTTAGTAACAAAAGAGGGCTCTGACCATTTTATTCTATTGTTTGGTTGTAAGGCTATCTGTCCATTATCAAGTAATATAATGTGATGACTCTTATGTTCTAATGGATCTTCTGCTAGAGATAAATCAGTATTTAAGTCATTTGATCCCCAGTTTATTGTTGCATAATAACTTCCTTCGTACCATTTTCTATCTTTCATATACACCTCAACTTTAGTATCATAAACATAAGACAGGTGCAATAAAGTGAAGTTATATGAAAAACAATTCCATATCTGTAAATAATGAAATGGTAAATCTGGGTTTGGTAACTCAGGTTTAGTAAGCAGTGCATGAGATGGTAACTTATCTCTCATTACACCGTTCTCAAGAAGAACTTGGAATAATGCAGCTTGACCAGGCATGCATCTAACAGACATTATAACTCCTTGAGTGAATTCACCATGCCCACTCTTAAATTGATACATATACTCATTCCTTACAAATACTTTTAAAGGAAAAAAGTTGTGTTCTATATATGCCATATTATTTATTACGATATTTAACCCTTCTGGTTATTGGAATATTTATTCCTAAAGAAATTTCAGTTTCAGGTCTGTATCCAGTTCCAGAACTTTGATTTATATCAAACGTCATAGGTCCCCTTTCAATCTGAACTCCATAGTTAACATCAAATCTATTTTTGTCAGCACTTCCAGATAAATAAGGATTAATCTTTATTTTTTCTTTTGTTGTTGTAGCTGTTGTTCTGTTTTTCATCTTTATTATCTAGGTTCGAAAGATTCTAAATCAAATCCATCTAGAGAATCTTCTGTACTTTCGAAGTCAATAGGTGGAAGATTGTTCTTTCTTTGATTAATTAATTCAGATTGTCTTGATGCTTGAATGTCAATTCTTTTATCTTTAGCTTTTTCTTTTTCATCCTCTCTAACCTTCAATTGTTCAGCATCCATGCCTTTTAATTGCATATTATATTGGAACTCAATATTCATTAGTTCTTTCTTAAGTTCAGCCTCTGCTTGCATCTTCATTATTTCATAGTTAGCTTCAGCCTCTTTAAGTTGAATTTTACTCTGAGCCTCCATCTGTAGCAACTGAGCCTTAGATTCAGCAGCAGCTTGTTGTGATTGAATATTAGTTTGCATCTGCATCTGATACTCCATCTCTTTCTGTTGTTGCTGAGATTCCATTCTCTTCTTCCTCTTCATTTTAAGCAACTCATTTGCCATCTTGATATTCTTGATATTTCTAATATCAATGGCATCCTCTAAATCAATTGTTTGTTGCTGAAGAGCTACCTGAATATTTGCCTCAAGCATTTGTCTTTCTTCCTCATCTGGAGAAAGGTCTATAAATATACCAAAGTCAAATAAATATAAGTCTCTAATTTCATCAAGTATTGCTAAATTATACTTGCCTATCTGCATTGAAAACTGCTCAGAAAAATCTGAGTATTCCATGATGTCAGCAATACGTATTGATATACACTCAGCCATTCTTTTTGTTATGTTTAGATTGGCCTCTAGTATGTGTCTAGTAGCTGTGTTAGAGTTAAGAGCTGCTAACTTCTGTATACCAACAAGAGCGTCAGGGTGTGGCATTGTACCATCCCTAGCTTCATTGATTCCAGTCACATCTCTTATCATATTAAGATAGTGGTTATAGTTATTTATAAGAGAAGACATTTTAGCTTGTCCACTATTAGTGCTAAGCTCTTGAATAGGAATTCTAGCATTGTTAAACTCACCATCTTGAGTATAGCTTCTACCAATTACACTACCTGTTTGGAAGTATAACTTAAGTGCATCCTCTGGATTATATGCAGCACCTGTACCAAGGTCTACCTCATTAATACCATCAGCATCAATAAATACACCATCTGGTACAACTCTTGCCGTAACTTGTTGTAACTTTAAGTGTGTAAGCTGTATCTGATCTGCAAAAGGAATCATTCTTCTAACAAGAGACTCCATTATTCCTTTATACATTCTAGGTGCAAAAGCAATATAGTTAGGATAAGCCTTTTGACTAGCAGACTTTGGTCTAACCATATTCTTCATCATCTCCCACTTAAGAATAATATTGGTACCAGCTACTAAAATACCTTCGTACCAAACATCTCTTACTGCTTCAACCTTTTCATATGGAATACCATCTTCTGTAGGTGGATTAAAGTTTTCACCTTTTCTGATAATTCTCTCACCACCATTCTCTAACATCTTCTTTTTCCATACAAACTTCTTTGAAGCTTTGTAATTGAAGTAAATAAGAGTGACAACTTCATTAAGGAAGTAATCATCCTGATAGTTTCGTATTATAGGAAAATATGTATACCAAGCAGAGCTTGTGCTTCTTATTTCGTTTAATTGTTCGTCAGTTAAGTTAGGGTCAATTTTAAGCAATTCAGTGTAGTGCATTTGCTTTACTTCACCAAAGTAATAACAATCAGAGAAATCATTCTTCTCTGTATAGCTATGTATCCAGTTAGCTGGGTCAACATACTCTACCCTTAATCCATCATTTACTAAGAATGAATGCTTGACAACAGACACACCCAATGTAACAAGATCATAATCTACTAACTTTCTTAGCTCAGGATAGTCATTCATCTCAAGCACTGTATTGATGGCTACCTCACTAGCAATCTCTATACTTGGCTTGTACTTAAGCTGCATATATAGCTCAAGCTCCTCGTCATTTTCTGGTAAGTCTTTTGGATCAACATTAAAAGCATTAACTCCAAACTGCTCTTGAGTCATTGTCAAGAAATCTTTGGCTATCATATCAGCCTCAATCATTTCTTGAAATATGTTCTTCTTCTCGGCAGACATAACGTCTTGTGCCTCTGTTCTAATTTCAAAAAGTCTGTCAGACATCCCGTTTACAACAACGTCAACAAACTTAGGTATAATAGGCACTGGAGTCCAGTCTAAGTTCATCATAGACATATCTCCGTTTATAGCAAGTTCATCCTTATATTTTTGTACTGGCTGTTGACCTCTAGCATATAAACGTAGTCTGTGGTATTCTCCCCACTGATCATAAAACCTACACGTATTATTTTTTCGCTTGAACCATTCTCCTTCAATGGCCTTACCAACCTTTAAGCCGTACTCATAAGTTTGTTTTTCTTCGTCCGTTACCATTTGGCTAGGAAACGGATTCTGATATATTACAACAGATGGTTTTTCCATTCTATTCTATAATTTTGCTGTGACTGCCCTGATTATTATATCTTACAAATTTAATACTAATTTTTGATTCTTTTCTCTCAGGAACAAACATATGCTTTCTGTTTGCCATAATAGCTAAACCAGAACTAATTGACGCATCGTGTTTTGTCCTGTTTGTTGGGTCAAACCTGGCCCAATCTTCTAGTGTTTTGTTAAAGTACATGGACCCTATTGCATCATTATCTCTGTATGTCCCTTCTGTATCAAAACCAACATACTCTTCTATGTATGATTCAATACACGAAGCATGAGCCTGTCTAACGTCTTCACTAGAGTTTGGTATTCCACCTATTTCTATTTCAGTCTTAGATAGTTTGCCCAAGTTCTTGTCTGGTCTATTCATCGAGAAAGATCTGTAACCTCTATTCTTAAAATGATACAATAATCTAGCCTTATTATTTTCTGCTAATATAGGCATTCCATAAAAATGACAAGCCATCAATACATCCTCAAAAAATATCTCAGCCGTCTGAGGTCTTGCTATATACTCTAAAAAGAATTCATTTGTTGGACCATCAGACATATGAAACGTTGTCATACCATGGAGAGCACCGTTAGAACCACCTCCTCCAACAACACCCGATATGTCATAAGGGTCACAGCCAAATGCTCCCATGTGTTCGTTTCCAGGGTACTTCTTTCCATTCTTTACTATTACGTTATTTCTTAAGTGTGGTTTGGGTATCCAAGATACTAAAAATCTTCCATTCTTGTCTGGAGTCCATATAACCTCGCTATCTTTTTCTCCATTTTTCCAGTGAAAATATCCTCTAGTCAAGAACTTTTCTTTTATCAAAGAATCATTATAATCAATCTGCTGGTATATCTTTGTTAAGTTAAATATAGATTGCTTTGATTCATCTCTAAATGCATGTGACTCTGTTCTTGGAAACTGCCTATAGAATTCATTTAAAGCGTCTGAATCAGACTTTAATGCGTTTACCTCGTTGTTCCACCATGTTATAACTCCTGTGCTTATTGTTTCTCCATCTATACCTTTTATTGGCTTTTCTGGATTATCAAATACTGGCCAACCATACTCGTCTATGTAACCCTCTACGTTCCACTCCATTGGTATAAACAAAGAGTATAAACCACTTTTAGTTTGTTCATTAGCTGATCTTGTAGATGGATTACTATCGTTGTATAGTTTCTTAAAGTTCTCTCCACCTTTTGGCAAAGCATTTGATGTTGATCCCATCATACACTTACCTATAATCTTAGCACCAAGCCTTAAACATGTCTTGGTAACTCTCCAGTTATTTAGTATATTCTCTGGTTTTTCCCATTTACCACTTTCATCATGAACTAGCAATAATAGTTTCTCACCATCGTAACTGTTGTCAGCAGTATTTTTCCAGTCTATGGTTGTGTCCAGACCTTCGATATCTTCCGTCTTTTCTTCGTCCATATTCTTCCTAGTAATTTTACTAGCAGGAACCCTAAAAGCCAATTCAGTCTTAGGATTATCCATACCGTCCTGAATAGGTTTGAAAAAAAACGGGTAATTCCTAACGATTGGAACCACCTTGTCCGTAAACATTTTCTTTGCATCGCTACCTGTTTTTGATAATATACCAATTCGAGAGTCTCGAACTATTGTTCCCGTATTACACGATTCAGCAGAACTCATAAAAGAGAATCCAGAACGCCTGTTCTTTAGGTAACACATACCAAAAGATCTGTTGTCAGCCTTACACGCTTCCCAGTATATATAAAATATTCTGTTAGACTCTCTGAAGTCTGGTAGACCTATATCTATTTTGGTCCACTGTAAATACATGTAGTGCGTTCCTGTAATGTATGTAGGTACATTATTGTTTATAAACCAGAATCCGTTTTCTCTCCTTTCAAATTCTTGTTCTATATAATCTACATACTGTATCTTGAACGCATTATCTTTCCTGTTCCAATCAAATATTGTCTTTATTTTTTGTAGCTCTTTTGGATACTCATTTGCTGACCACTTGTTTCCTCTATTATCTACTTTATCTGGAACTAAAGGCAATGCAATCTTTACCCCATTTATATTATATATGTCACCTATAGTTCCATCTTTAGATATAACAACGAGGTCATAGTCTTTATTATATCCGTACTCCCAGTTCTTTCGTTTGTTTTTATTTACAACTATGGACTTACTTACATAATCATCAAGTACTATATATAGATTATTTTCCATTTTTTATTTTTGCCCTACCTTCAGCAAATCCAGACTTACCAAAATCAACTTGAGCAACTACTGGCTGAGTGTCTTTATTTTCTTCTTCGTCAATCTTACCAAGCATATATAAAGCATCCTCGAATGCTAGTCTCTTGGCTGAAGCAGCGTTCTTAAGTTTGTCGGCAGAAACGTCATCCTCTGCGTGTGTAATTATTGGCTCTCTTAATACCTTTATTAACTCATCCACCGCTACCTTTGCAGCCTGTATTAATTCTATCTTTTTAGACATATGTTCTTATTATACATTCTATATAATAAATCACCTTCGATCCTAAATTCGTATTCGCTATCTGGAGAAAACGATACAATATCACCTTTTGAAACATCTTGCAATTGTTCGTTAAAGTATACTAACTCACCCCACAATTCTTCCCTAGACCCTGTAGTTGATATTATTTTATCTTCGTTTGGTATGGGTCTAACAAAACAATAAGGATAGGTTGCATTCCATTCGCCACCAGATTCTCTATAAAGAAATAACTGATCATTCTCTATAATGAAATAATCATCAAACAAATGATGCCAGCTACTCTTTTGGTTGCCCTTCATATCATAATAAAACTTGAAAACATTATGATGAACAATAACCTCGTATCCTGGCTTTATTGGGCCATTGTAACTTATAGGAACAGATACTATAACACCCATTCTATTAGACACTGTATGGTCTTCCTGAGAAGAACTTATTACAAAGTCAATGTCACCATACTTGCGTATGTTGTCATAACGCCTATCATTATAAGGTTTGACTATAAAATGATGTGGAGACTTCATTAGAAATCTATGTTGTACTCAATAGATAATGGCATTGAACTAGAAAAACTCTTCCACTTTACAATCTCTTTGTCTTGATTTAATATGTATATTGATATAGAGTTATCTGTCTCCATTAATATAGTATCAATAGTGGCACTACCTCTCAATACATCTTGACCAACAACATAGTGCATTGACTTCATGTAATCAGGACCAACAGATATTTTTCTAATTATATTCACCTGTTTGAAGATTAATTTTTACGTCTCCGTATTTTGAAACTAATTCATCTTGAAATTGAGATAAATCAAATGCAGCAGTCTCTAGGTTCGCTAGTGATGACATTTTTTGACTCTTCATTCTTTCAAATGAAACCTCAATGTCAGCGATTTGAAACTTAAGATCTCTGTAAGTTTGGTTTAAAGACCGTAACTTATCTAGCTCTTCTTGAGCTAATTTTTTTTCTTTTGCCATTTTATTTAATTTTTATTTGTTACAAAGATAAAGAAAATTCGTTACATAGAGATATACCAAGTAGTATCACTATTGTTATACTGAAAACATATTGGAGTATTAGCAGATAAACCAGCTGGAGCTCCTACGATATTTGCTCCAGGAGTTACCCATGTAGTAGTAGGTCTGTTATTTGTAGACATAATAACATACTTTAAACCATCAATGTTTGCACTGGCAGTAGGAAGAGTAATTGCAAAACTAGCTCCAGAAATACCAGTAAAGTATGTATTAATGTTTGATATTGTAGCAGTTGTCAAGGTGTTTGTAGTAACAACAGATGGAGCCTGAGTTAAGTTAAGTACATCCTGCACTTTAAAGTTAACAGTGTCTCCTGTTGAGTTTTGAGTACCAAACAATAAGTCATTTACGCTTGGTGATTGTGCTTGGTAGTTTCCTGTTTTCATCGTCCTTGTCCTTTATATTTTTTCTTATAGTTTTTAGATGCCTTTAGACCTGATGTTTTAGTCTTAGCATGAACACCTGGTCTAGAGACGTATCTCTTCTCGAATGTTTTAACTTCTAATGATTTCTTGCTCATCTGTTTCGAATTGTAAAGTTAAGAAAAGTAATTGAATAAAAATTTCTGTACACATCTATGTCAATGCAAAATACACGTAATGGTCCTACTATAAGCCTAATGCTAAAGAATCCCCATATTTCCTTTAGCCAATGACTTTTAAACTTCATAACTCAAGTAGAGTATAAGAGAACTTGTTTCCATGAATCTTAGCGGCCTTTTTACATATTGACATAAATTCATTGAAATCTTTTACTCTCTTGAAAACTTGACATCCTTCGCTCCAGTTCTCTACCCATGTGCTATCTATTCCTGCCTTGTGGATATTTATCCCAAAGATACCCCTGTCGGTTTTAACCTCATCGAATTTTAGATCCTTATTGCCATCCCTCCATACAGTAACCTCTCCTAGCCTCTGGCATAGTGCATCATATTTGCCCTGATGTTTATCGATGCACCATGTAGCTCTATATTGCCCTGGCACTAATCTAGCTACACCCTTCTTGTTGTGAAATTGTTGAACACCCTTTTTGCCAGGGTCCGTGGTTGCGTTCCAACAATAGAACTGCCAATTACCAGAAGCATCTTTAAAAGATATTGTTATGTAGTCATCAAAAACGTTGGTAACTTTGTCAGCCACACTGGGGGCGTTGTTGCGAACTCCAACGATGTTAACATCATATGACTTATTAGCATTGTCTTCAAACCACTTATATCCTTTTGATTTTACAATGCTTTCTATTTTTTCTCTAGTATACATAATTAATTTTTAAATTCGTTTAAATCGTTTTTTGTTCTAGTTAAAAAATCTTTAAATAACTTCAAGACATTTTTACCAGTTACATCCTCAAAGCTTTCATTAATGCTTTTAATCTCAATAAAAACACAAAAGAATGTAAATGCTTTTGTTAGTATCAAGTCAACACTTATAAAAAGTCCTAGTATATCTGCTAACACATATGTCTCTAAAAAGAAAATAGCAAATATAGCCCCTGCATAAAGAAGGCTCTTTGACACTGTGTGGGTTAGTTTATAAGATCTATAACTTTTCCATCCATAAAGTTTTACGCTTCTCCATATACCGAAAAATAAATCAAGAATAATAAATGCTACTGCAATAGAAACTAATGGTTTAACTGGGGATATAATGGACATTAAAGACATCAAAAAAAGAGATAGCTTTGTTTTCATAATTTTAATAGTTGTGACTTAATAATTCTGTACGTTATATAAATTAAAATTATGATTAAAAATATTCCTCCAAACCAAGCTAAAAAATTAATAAATGACGGAACGTACTTTATCTTTTCTGGCTTTAGTGTTTTTGTTATAGTTTTGGTTTGAGTTTTGTATATAGTGTTTCCCTTAACTACTTTATATATAGTGTCAGTTTTAGCTATAACCTTGTACTTATTGTCAACGACTCTTGATTGCAACTTAAGTATAGTACCATCTTTCTCAGCTAATCTTGATGCATATACATTTCCTAGAGAATCACAAAATAATGTGTCTTCTATAAAAACAGTTTCACCAGGAACTTTTATAGTCGTATCTCGATATGCGATAACTGTAACTGTGCTATCTTTTGTAGGACATAGAGGGCAATACTTTGCTAGTTTTTTCTCTATTGAACACGAGTAAAAGCTTAATAATAAAAGGAATGCAGATACATACTTCATACCTACAAAGGTAATTATTTTAATTTATATGAAAATTAAGCATATTGCAACACTCTGAAAAAGTCTACTAAACACGTTTCACCATTAGTAGCCGACTGAACAGTGAACAATAAGTATTGATCTACTGCTTTATTAAGATTATATCCATTTAAAGCTACGCCTGTAAATTCATTGGAATTTGAATTCATCCATGCAAATCCATTGTTTCTACACGTTATTGTTTTATCGCATTTTATTGAATATTGAGTACCCCCTCCATTTATTGTGGCTATACCCGATATTAATGTAGCACCAGTCATGCTGTTGCTTGTATTTATATACAATCTAGTAGACATTTGTCCAGTATTACCAACTATTCTAACAAGTCTCCACTGTATCTCAAGCAATGTGTCGCTGGTTAGTGTGTTGGCTGGTATTCTTAATGCTTTTGATATAGTAACGGCTGTAGAAACGCTCAATGATCCTGTGGATGCAGAATGGCCTAGATATTTAGGATTCAATGATACATCACCTGAACCTACCAATGAGTTCCCGTTAACTGTTTTGATGTTAGTGCCTGACACTAATGCATCTTGCTTGCTATTGAATGTACTCCAGTTAGCACTGCTCAATGCACCCCTATTTGTAGCCGATGCAGTTGGTATATTAAATGCATGATTGCTACCACTAGATACCACGTTAAAGTCAGTACCTGTAGTTCCTGTACTAATGGTCTGAACATCTGCACTCAATCCATTCAACGCAGTCATACCTGTTCCTGCCATTATACCTGCCTGTTGAGTAACGGTGAAAATAGCAGATGCTGCTGATGGAGGAGGACTGCCTGCAGGATAAAAGTGCATACTCACCTGTGTGCTAGTTGCACTCCAATACAGCTCGTAGTAGTCACCACCTACTGCATCAAGTATATAGTTCCATGATGGTAGGCAATGACCAGGTACACCACCATGTGAAGATATTACAGCAACAAATCCTGCACTACCTAATACATCAGCACCATTCTTTCTTAGCCAAATTGTAACATCATGATCTTGGCTAGCTGTATTTTGAAACTGAAAAGAGAACTGAAGGTTGTATATACCTGTGTGTGCAAGTGTTATTCTAGTGTCACTCACTACAGTTACACCATTACTAAAGTCCATTGTTCTGAACTTAGTGGCTTGACCTACATTAACAGCAACCAATGGCTGACTAATGTCATCCTGGTATTGTGCATAGTAACCTGTTGGAGTTGGAACTGGCTGACTTGTCCATCTTAAACCTGTTGAAGTAGAACTATCAGCAAGCAACATCTGAGTATCTAAACCAACTGGTAGTCTAGTGTCAGATGTAGCATTTCTTACATATATGTCACCCTTTGTTGTTAGTGGACTAGATCCTCCTCCAGTAGTCTTTGGCTTACCATCAGATCCGTTTACCTGTAGTCCATGAGGCCCAAATATATTACCATTTCCATCAGTTACTTGCATCGTAAGAAAGATAAGTTTGGACCTTCCTCTCCGCTTATTATAAACGTTGTATTAGCGTCAGTTGACGTAGCTAGTATCTGATCACCAGCATATAGTATATAAACCATATCATCAGTAATAGTGTCACCATTATTTAATGATAATGAATATATATCTACAGTAGATGCAGTTGAAGCTACATACTTCTGTACAAGAACATCATAATTAGTTACGGAGTTTGAGAATCTTATGTAGTTTATAGCACAAACGTTCTGTTGCCTACACTCATATAGAGTAGTACTAAGCAATCCAACAGAACCTTCGTTACTAATAAGAGACATTTTTATATAATTAACGTATTAGATATAAAGTTATATGTAGTTAATTCATCAATAACTATTTCTAAATCTACATACCACGTTCCATTAGGTGGATATTCATATATAAATTGTAATCCATCAGATAAGAATGGATTTTCACCTTCAATTTCATTATTTAGATAAATAGTTCCTCTCATTGATAATGGAACAACTCCATTTTCTAATAAAAAATATAGGTATATAGTAGGTATTAATGATTGATCATAAGTTAAAATAGGTAGTTCTCGTAAAATTGATGGCGTATTATTATTAACATCATTAGATGAAGATCCAATACCAGTTGATACACCTATAAAAGTACCCATATTACCAAAGAGCTATAATGTCACTAGCTGATGTAGTAGATGCAAATACTCTAATAACTTGAACAGGCAAAAATGCTCCTGCTGCAACATTAGTAAATACAACGTCATCACCACCAGCAGTTAAAACTCTAATTATACCACCAGAACCAGAGTATATAATACAAGGCCATACTTCAGTTGGATATCCAACGTAAGGAATGTCAACACTGTCGTTTGGGGTAACTGGAGCTGCTCTCTGTACCTGTAATTTTTGATATGCCATTTTATCTATTTATTAGTTAGTATCTATTTCTATATAAGTGATGTAAGCAATTAAATTTCCTGTTCCTCCTGAAATTGTACTTGGAGATAATACAGATCCAGAAACTAAAGACAAATTATTATTTGGTGATAAATTACTATTAAGTGACAAAGCAAAATTTAACGCTAAAGAGCCTTCTGTTGAGCCTGTAAAAGCAGCGTCTACTGTATTACCAATATTTGACGAATTAAAACCAATAATTGTGTATAGTCTTATTGAATTAAAAAGGGTATAATTAGTACCACCTGGTTTCCTGTATATAGCTAAAGATATAGGTAT